ATGCATTCACAGTTGATTATGAAAAAATGGTTTCTTTATTCGTCACAGCTTATAATTCTTTTGTTGGGAGATATCCTTTTGAACGATTGGCTCGTTTAAAGTGCGATAAAAAAACCTCTGTTGAAATAAAATATCGTTCGCTTATCACCCCCCAGGCGGCCCAGGATACTTATTCAAAAGCATTTTGGCTTTCTACATATACCAAGATTAGGAACATTGAAGAAGAATATGCTCTTGGAAAAAAAATGATGAATTTGATTTTAAAAAATATAAAAATGACAAAAAACCTTGACATCTTTAAGTCTATGAGATATATTAATAGTACTTTTCGTAACACATACAAAACTAAGTACGGTGGGGCGAATTATTACATCCATAGGTTTGAAGAAAGAAACAAAAGTACAGAACCCTCCACAGAAGTAATCTCAGACACTTCAATAAACACCGGAGGATCAAGCGGGGGGTATTAATGACATTTCAAATATTAGATGATAGGAGAGAGTGCTATGGAATCTATTATAATGGAAGCTTTATTTACGACAATTTCCCAAGCAACCTTGATCGGACTTGGGAGTGGTGTCCTCATCTTCTTGGTCGGAACATCGATTATGGCTCTATCTTTTGCGGCGGCAAAGAGATTGGTAAAGTCGGCCCCGTCCATCTTCAAGACAGATATGAAATCTATTCTCGCAAGATTCGGAGCTTCTTAAGAGCAACAGCAAATGCTAAGATAAAGTTTGACGATGTTTGTTTATTTGAGATTGTTCCTCAACAACACCTCCGACATTATTGCGAGGTCAAGAACGATATAACCAATTGGGTATTCGAGAATCATGAGAAACCGCAGAACCATCAGCACATGGTAGATGTAATGGAGTTGTGCGATGATATTTCACAAAAAATCCCCGTAATCGACCTAAATCGGCTCTATAGATATAGCAAGCATGATAGGAAGGCCAAGTATCTTTTCGAGCAAGTTAAGGGTGAAAATACCCCCATTTTGTACGATGTATGGGGGTCTGTGACGGGAAGATTGACGACGAAACCGGGGTCTTTTCCGATCCTAAATCTCAAGAAAGAAATTGCTGATTGTGTAGTTCCAACCAACGATGTTTTTGTCCAACTTGACTTTAACGGAGCAGAGATTAGAACACTAATTTCTCTCGCTGGAAAAGAACAACCAGAAGAAGATATCCATGAATGGAATATGAAGAACATCTATCATAATATAACCGAGAGATCAAAAGCAAAACAGCGGTTCTTTGCTTGGTTATACAATCCCAACTCAAATGATCAAGAGACCGAGAGACACTATACGAGAGAACAGATACTAAATAAACATTATAATAATAATATAGTATCAACTCCTTTCGGGAGAAAGATAGAAGCCGATGATTTTCATGCTTTAAATTATCTTCTACAATCTTCTTCATCGGATAATTGCTTACAATCGGCAGTTAAGGTTAATAAATTATTAAAGAATAAGAAATCATTTGTTCAATCAGTTGTGCATGACTGTGTTACAATTGATATGGATTTGTCAGAAAGACATATACTTCCGACTTTGCTGGAGATCTTTAGTGATACCTCTTTAGGTAAATTCAAGACATCAGTGCAGATCGGACACAATTTAAAAGACTTGGAGGAAGTCCCATGGTAATAATAGGTATAGGAACAGCAGGTAACAACGTCACCAAATGCTTCAGTAAAGGCCATAAGAAAATTCTTATCGGCCCCGGTATGTTTCCGAAAACATGCAAGACTGTTGAGGATTATGAAAAAAAATGTCCATCACTAAAGAAAGAACTTACATTCTCTCAAAAAGAATGTTGGGTAATTGTTTGTGGTGCTTCAAAAACTTCTGGTGCGACTCTGAGAATCTTGGAGAAGATAAAAAATAAAAAGCTAAATGTTGTTTATTTAATTCCAGATTCTCTCTTATCTACACCAACACAGTTGAAACAAGATAAAGTGGCATTTAATGTATTACAAGAGTTTGCCCGATCAGGGCTCTTAGAGTCTCTCTATCTTGTTTCAAATACAGCATTAGTTGGAATTACAGGAGAGGGTCCAATTAGTGATGTTTATAGAAATGCGAATGGCACAATTGCTAACATTATTGAAACATATGAATATTTCAAACAATCAGAGCCAGTTCTTGGAACAGTAGCCGAGACAAAAGAAGTGTCTCGAATAAGAACTTTTTCTATTGGTCTCCTTGAAGAAGATGAAGAAAAGTTGCTATTTCCCCTTGACAATATAACTGAAGCTGGTTACATGTATAGTATCAATGAAGATGATTTACATCAGGAGAGTGGTTTGTTAATGTCGATTAAAGATAGGGTAGCCCAAGACAAAGAAAAGAGCCTTTTTTCATCTTTTGCTATCTTCTCTTCTCCACATGAAAGATCATATTTCTATTCAATTAAGTCTACACACTTCATTCAAGAAAAAATATAAAAAAATTATTTGACAAAAGATAATTTTATGTTATATTCAAAGAGTCGATAAAGACAAAACAAAACAACAACAAAATAGGAGAAAAAATGAAAAATTACACTGCATACACCGGAACTTTTGTAACTAAGCGTGGTAATACCCGTGAAATGACTTTCATTCGTGAGAGTGATGTTCCGAGTTCTGTATTTAGCGGAGGTCAGAAACGCAAGCTTTCCGAGGGTATGGAAACAGTTTATGATGTACAGGCTAATGGTTGGCGAACATTTAATAGTAAAACACAAATTGGCCAACTTTCACAAAAAACAGTACAATTTTCATTTGACAGTTAAGCATAAACATGCTATAATATAAACAGCGGGGGGCTTTTGCCCCCCGACTTTAGCCCAAAACGGCAAAAAACTTTTTAAATCATAGGAGAAATTAAAATGGCTTTAAATTTAGATAAGATGAGAGAAAAACTCGAAGCTTCCAAGAACGGTGGCAAAAAACAAGAAAACAGCACCAAGTGGCGACCACAAGAAGGCGATCAAACTATTCGTCTTATGCCCACTGAAGATGGTGATCCCTTCAAGGAATATCATTTTCATTATAATGTAGGCAGAAACCCCGGCATTTATTGCCCAAAGAAGAATGACGGTGAAAACTGTCCGATCTGTGAGTTTGCATCACAATTGTGGCGAGATGGTGTTCAAAACAACAATGACACCGCAAAACGAGAAGCAAAGAAATTGTTTGTTCGCAAGCGTTATTACTCTCCAGTATTAGTACGAGGCCAAGAGTCTTCTGGAGTAAAAGTTTGGTCTTATGGTAAGACCGCATATGAAACCCTTTTGGGTTATGTATTGGACCCTGACTATGGTGATATTACTCATCCAGAAACAGGAACTGATATCGTACTAACCTATACGGTCCCGAACACACCGGGGTCGTTTCCAAAGACACAATTGAAACCAAGAAGGCGACCATCCGTTTTATGTGATGATGCTGTGGCTAATTGTGATGATTTGGTTAGCTCCGTCCCAGAGATCGATACTCTCTTCCAACGGCATACTACCGCCGAGGTACAAGCCCTCTTGGATGATTATCTTTCCTCCGATGCAAATAGTGAGTCCCGATCTTCGGAGACAGCTAAATATAATACTGAAAGCAAGGTAGATGCTGCTTTTCAAAAGTTTATGAACGGTTAGATACGGGCCGCTACGGGGGCCAGCGGGCTAAAAATTGCGCCCCCACTTATCCTTATGTAAAAGACCCACAGGGAGGCATGGGGTTTAGATGCCTCATGAAATCTTAAAAAAGAGAGAAACTAATGAAAACAATAATACAGGGCCAAACAGTAGGGGTTCATTATGTGGGAACATTTAATGACGGAACTGAATTCGATAATTCTAGAACAAGGGGCAACCCTTTGATCTTTAAAGTGGGCGAAAGACAGGTGATTAATGGTTTTGAAAATGCAGTCGTCGGTATGAAAATTGGAGAAACAAAAACAGTCACCATATCACCCGAAGAGGCATACGGCCCAACAGATCCAAAGTTACTTCGTGAAATGCCAAGAAACACTTTCCCGCAGGATTTTAACTTTGTAAAAGGAGCTTTGGTGGAAATGCGAAGTCCTCAAGGGCATTCGATGCCAGCAACTATTGCATCTTTTGGGGATGAAAATGTAACACTTGATTTCAACCACCCTTTGTCTGGCAAGACACTTAATTTTGAAATTGAAGTTGTTGAAACCGATACAACAATCGAATAAGAATTGAAAGGAGGAGAAAACATGAAATATTTCATGATTGCTGCACTACTAATTGGATGTATCGACAAAGACACAGGCGAAGAAGTAGTAGTAGAAGAGAACGATTCAGCAGTAGAAGCTGAATAAAATAAAAAAACACCACAGGGAGGCATGGGTTTACGGATGCCTCATTTTATTTAACGGAGGAAACAATTGGGAAAGGTATTACAAATGGCGACTAAACCAGGAAAAATTAGTATTGGCGACATGAAGAAGGCAATTAATAAAAAGCTTGGTATCGAAGTCGCATATGATTTAAATCATGAAAATCCAGCCTCTATTAAAGATTGGATTCCAACCGGATCAACTATCTTAGATTGGATGATCTACCCCGGAAAGAGAGCGGGAATTCCCGTAGGAAGAATCACAGAGTTAGCAGGGCTGTCAGCCGCAGGTAAGTCTTTTATGGCTGCTGTTATTGCCGCGAATGCTAACAAGAAGGGAATGAAGGTTGTCTACTTTGATTCAGAAGCAGCAGTTGATGCTGAGTTCTTGGAGAAAGCAGGTTGTGATAAGAACGAGATTCTTTATGTTCAAGCAACCTCGGTTGAAATGGTTCTCACTTCTATTGAATATTTAATGGAGCAGTGGCCAGACGAGCAATTATTGTTTATTTGGGACTCTATTGCCGCTACACCAGCAGAGAAAGATGTAGAGGGGGACTTTAATCCTCAATCAAGTATGGCTCAAAAACCAAGAATCTTCTCAAAGGCATTTGCTAAATTGCAAGTTCCCTTGGAGAGAACACAATCAACACTTTTGCTTATTAATCAGTTGAAAACCAACATTACAACTAATGTAGCAGAAGCGATGACCACACCTTATTTTGCCCCTGGAGGTAAAGCTATTGAGTTTCATTGTGCTCTTCGTATTTGGCTCACCCGCCGCAAAGCAAAAGCTGGTAAGGTACTCGACGAGAACGGAACACAAATTGGATCCGAGGTAAAAGCCCAGATTAAGAAGGTTCGCTCTGCTGGCTACGGCAGACAATGTACATTTGATGTTCTTTGGGGCGGCCAAAATGTTAGGATCGCCGATGAAGAGTCTTGGTTACACGCTTTAGCAACAATTAAAAGTGATCGCTATAAGGTCGCCGGTGCTTGGAAAACCATCATCGATAGCAAAGGTAAAGAGTATAAGTTCCAATCAAAAGATTGGCTTGAGAAACTAAAAGATAAAAACTTTAAAGCCGCCGTAATGGAAGTCTTAGAAGAAGAGTTCGTAAACAAATATAAAAAAGAATCTTAATCCTGTCTCCTTGTGATTTAGAAAAGGACAAAAACCCCGATTAATTTCGGGGTTTTTTATTTGACAAATGATAATATCATGATATAATATAAAAACAACGGAGGT